TAGATACGAAGCAGATATAGCAGAGGCAGATGCTACTATTAATATATACCTTACTAATCCAGTCGGGATTGGTGAACACCCACAACATTTACAAGAAATAGATAAACTGTTGGGTAAAATAGGACACGCAAAAGAAAAATTAGAACAATTGGAGTCTTTCGAATGATGGATGGATTAACAATAGTTTCTAAAATGCAAAAAATTATGAAAGATAGGTTACAAGCTGTTGGTGACACAATGATTACCGGTGGGGTTGACAATATGGAAAAATATCAATATATGTTGGGACAAGCACGTACCTATCAGTATTTGTTACAGGAAATCTCTAACCTGCTAGAAAATAAGGAGCAAAAAGATGAGCAAGGAAATGTTATCGACATCAAAGGAAATCCCAAAGCATAAAAATGCTTTGGAAGAAAAATACAAAGCGCAAGAAGAAAAAGAACCTTTAAATCCAGACAATATAAAAGCGGTTACAGACCAGTTGCCTGAGCCAAGCGGCTGGAGACTTTTAGTTTTACCTTTTACACCAAAAGAAAAAACTAAAGGTGGAATAATTATTGCGCAAGAATCATTAGAAAAATTACGAATAGCTACAAACTGTGGTTATGTAATAAAGGTAGGACCGTTGGCCTATCACGATAAAGAAAAATTTCCAACAGGGCCGTGGTGCAAAAAAGGACAATGGGTTATTTTTGCAAGATACGCAGGATCAAGATTACCCATAGAAGGTGGAGAAGTTCGTTTACTTAATGATGACGAAGTTTTAGGAACCATAGAAAATCCTGAATCTGTTCTTCACCACGTATAATTAATAAGGAGAAACTATGCCAGAAACTAGAAAATATGAAACAAATGAAATGGTAGACATAGATAATTCAGGACCTGAAGTAGATGTGACTTTACCAGAAGAGAAAGATTCTAAGAAAGAAGTAGTTCAAGAAGAAAAAGTTGCTGATGCAAACGAAGTTATTATTGAAGAAGTAAAAGAACCAGAAAAGCAACAAGAAGAAAAAGCAGAGGAACCTGTTAAAGAAGAAATAAAAAAAGAAGAAAAGGTTGAAGAAAGTAAACCTGCTGAGAATAAGAAAGAATTAGAAGATTACAGTGAAGGTGTTAAAAAAAGAATAGCTAAGTTAACTAAAAAAATGCGTGAAGCAGAAAGACAAAAAGAGGCTGCTTTAGAGTACGCAAGAGGAGTTAAAGCTGAAGCTGATAAAACTAAAACTAAACTATCAACTATGGAACCGAGTTATATAGGTGCGATGGAGGGTAGAGTTAAATCTGGTTTACAAGCAGCAGAAGCTAAGTTAGCAGCCGCAAGAGAAGCTGGTGATATTAAAGCTGAAGTACAGGCACAAAAAGATATCTCTAGATTAGGTATAGAGGAGGCTAAAGTAGAGTTAATGAAAAAAAGAGTAGCCTCTGAAAGCAAAGAAAAACCTAAAACACAATCAACTGTTGAAGAAGCTATCAAACCTAGACAAACTTCTTTAGATCCAAAAGCTGAAGAGTGGGCTAGTAAAAATGAATGGTTTGGCACAGATAATGCTATGACCTACACAGCATATGACCTACACGATAAGTTAACAAAAGAAGAGGGTATGGACCCTGCTAGTGACGAGTATTATGCTGAAATAGATAGAAGAATGCGTATTGACTTTCCGCACAAATTTGCTAAAACCGAAGATAAGGCAACGACTAAGCCTACACAAACAGTAGCTTCAGCGAAGCGAAGT